TTCTTGGCTGAACCAGGCGGGTTTTTCTTTGAGCCTTTTCGACGCTCGCTTGGTTTAGCTGGTGTTTTGCGAGGGTCATTCTTCCCTGGTCGCCCGTATTGCAGAGCTTCAACGGTTTCAAAATCCAAAATGACTGTGCCGAACTTGGACGCTTCGATAATAACGGTGTCGAGCCTGGCGGTCGCTTGAACGGAGTCATTGGCCCTTCCAGAATAGCCATCGTCCGTCCCGATCATACCCGACATTCCATCTCCAACCTCGGTGGGCCTATCACCCTTTTCTGGGTCGAGAGCGTATTCAGCCGATTTGTCGGCGTAAGAATTGCACACGGCGTAGCGTTGCTCAATGTTGGAGAACTGTTCACGCATTTTGGGGTCTTCCATGCAACGGTTCACGAAGGATTTACGACTTTCATTCGGATGCGGGGTCGGCATTTGATTCCTCCTGTTCGTGGTGATTCGCTTCAGCAAGACCGAGTTCGGCACGTTGTCGCTCATGGGCGAGACAATGCTCATGCTCTTGTTGCTTGAGAGCGATGAGCTGCTGGTGTTCAAGTTCCTTCAAGGCAATAAGTCGTTCATGATCCGCCTTTTCTTCGAGGACTTTGTGATGTGAGCGTATGACTTCGGGGTGCAATTCGGTTTCGACGGTTTGTTCAGCTTTCCAAAGCTCCAAAATGTTGTCATAGGACTTGGAGGCTTGTGTGCCGATGATAGCGATAAGAGCGATAAACGCCTCGACGGAGGGGAGAACGATGTCGGGTTTGAAAATCCCATAGAAAATGACCGTTCCAGAGGCAGCAATCCACAGGTAAATTGCTGGTAGTGAAGTCCACTTCACCATTCGGTCATTGACGGAGTTCTTGTTTGATTTCATTTGTTCACCTCAATAGGGTTTCGACCACCATGATGCTTGCTCGATTTGACAAGCCAAGCACATTTCAGCCACTTTGGTTTTTGTTCTTAGACACGTCTTCGGAAAATGTACGCAAGGTTTCCGAGCAGCGTCTTTAATCTCAACCATTCCTCCTTCACCCGTTGCTTCATGGTTTCACATCACTTTCGACTTCACCAGGGCGAGGCATTTCTGGGTTGGGGCCGCTTGACTTAGCGGGTTTCAATTCGTTGCCTTCTGGGAGAGGTTGAAGGTCGTTGAGTTCTCTTGCCTCATTGACCGTGATAACACCGGATTCAACACCGAGCTTGGCTCGTTGCATTTTGTGAAGAGGTGATTCAGCGTCCACAGGCTCGAACATGAGAGGGGGGAGGTCGCCCATTTTGTGAGGGACACCCATCAGTTCGAGGTGGTCGGAGAACAATTCGCTGATTTTTTCAGCCACGATGGTTTGTAGCCGTTCAATGGACATGACCGACCACATATTTGCGTTGTATGTAGCTGCGAAGGTTGAGCCTCGCTCTTGACCGGCGGCGACACGGGGAACGTTGAGAACGGCTGAAATGTCGGCGTTGATGGTGTCAAGGAAGTTCGTATCGTCTGGGATGCTATTCGACAAATCAACGTGGTGCATCTCGACATAGTGGGGGAGGATGGGGATTTGGTCTGCACGAAGGTTCTCCATGAGGCTGCCGACCTGATCCATAATGTGCGTGAGCCTGTCCCTTGCTTCTTCGGGGTCTGGGATGCCCTCAATAGCCTCTTTGCCGATCTTGATGTATTGACGGGTCAAAGCGTCTTGAAGGGCTATACGGTTGTTTATGGTGTTGTATTTGGCTCGGATAGCTTGCTTGAGGGAGGTAAAGCGGGATGCACCCCAAACGCCGTAAGTCCAGCGTCCCAGGTAGTCTTGATACCAATTCGAGCGAGCGTCAAGGCGGAAGTGAAGGATTTCATCGGCAGGGAAGGTTTGCATATCCACCTTTTGTTCACGGAAGCGATAGAACTTGGCCTCCATAATGGGGTTGTCCTCGGTGGCGTACACGCCAGAATAACCGACTTCGAGGGGTTCTCGGTCGTCGGTGATGGTGATTTGCTTAATGGGGAGGGATTGAACACGTGTGATACCTTCACCTGCTCGACCCACCAGCTTGTTGATGCTATTCCCGTACACCATGAGGTCACGCATGGTTGCGATAAGGAGATCGTCAAAGTCAAGGCGTTCCTCGACGAGTTCACGAATGGCGTTGCGAATGGTGGCGTTCTTGGCCTTGCGGTAGTCAATGAAATAATTGTTGGCCGTAAGAGACACGCTACGAACTGCACCGTTGAGTTCGGGGTCAAGCTCAACCATAGCGTCGAAAATGTCGAAGTCGTTATCGTAGTTCGAGGTGGTTCGCAGCTTGTTGGTTTCGCTCACAATGTCGCTGATACCAGCGATAGCGGCAAAGGAATGGTGGGTATGGGGAACGGCGGCGCGAGGTGAAACAGGAGCTGAAGGTGAGAGAAAGCCACTATCCTCGCGGGAGCCGAAAACCGCTTGGACGATGCGCCGCCGAATCCCCATGTTTGACTTGATGCGGTCAGCGATTCTTCAATGTGTTCATTGAAAGAAGGCGAATAACGAGAATAAAAGAACGCCGAGAATGCCTCCCGTTTGAGCGACCTTTCGCTTGACGTAGCGTTCAATGGCGAAAATTGGGCTATCCTTTATGTGTTGAATCCCTGTGCGTATGTCATGCACGTCCGACTCGATGGAGGTAAGTCGTTCTCCGTGGTCTTTGAGGATCAGGAGAACGGCATCATCGCCCATGTGGTGAGTTAAGGGCTGGCGGTATTTCAAGGTGAAAGGTATGACAGAAAAAACGGTGCATGAAATTAACGACGAATCGGGAACAATCATCACGGACAATTGGCCGGATAACGATCCAGATGAAAAAGAAGGGACGAACCCCTGCTGGTGGTGCAGAAGCGAATTGACCTGGCAGAATGACTTCACGAAGGAGGAATGGTGCATGGAAGGCGAAGGTATCGTTTCGATTCTTGTTTGTTCTGGGTGTGGCGCAGAAGTGCGCTACATTGAACGGGAAGAAAAGGACGAACGTTGATTAAACGGGTTTGCGTAGTCTGTTTATGGATTGCGAAGGCGGTTGGGAGAGCCACCGATGGGAAGTCGGTAAGCAAAATCGGCAGCTCGGAGACTTGATTTTGTTCTGCAACCAATGTGGGTGCGAGCTTGTAGTGGATATTCCGGTTGAAGGCTTCCTGTGGGAAGTCGGAGAGGTTGATGAAGAGGCGAACACGGCGTATTTGTATGACCGTGAAAACCTCGAACAAGAATTGACGCTCGAAGTGAAGGAGGCTACGGCATGAGAGGCTTCGCTCTGGAACGGTCGAGGGGCGATGTCGGCTATTTTTACGAATGGTTGGGCTATACGAGGGGCGCACACATTGATGATTGGCTGGAGCTTTACGGCGACAGGAAGGACGCACAGGTGCATAGGGTGTGCATTATTGCACCCAGAGATCATTCAAAGTCCACAACGCTTAGGGTGAAGCTGCTGCATCATTTGTTGTTCGACAAGTGGCGTGATAAGCCGTTCACCTGCTGGCTTTTTTCGGCCTCGAAGGACACGGCAAGCAACCGGTTGAACGAGATTCGGGAGGATTTGACGAGACACACCGAATTGCGGCAATTCATTGACGATAAACGGGGAGGGAAGTTCGAGCTTAGGCTCACGAATGGCTCTTGGATCAAGGCTACGGGCATGGGCGCAGCTATGCGTGGTGAGCATCCAGCTTGTATCGCTCTCGATGATGTCTTGACGGACATGGGCGACACGCCGATGGACTCGGTGAGGGATTGGCTGAAGAAGGTGGTGACACCGATGTTAAGCCCTGGAACGAGCCTGTATTGTGTCGGAACACCGATGAGCGCAGTCGATCTGTATCACACGGAAATGTTGTCGAATGAGGCGTGGAAAAGCGGCACGTGGTCGGCTATCCCGAATTGGGATCAATGGCGAGCAAGTGCAGGGGAGGTCGAGCCGGTGGTTTTGTGGCCCGAACAACGAAGCTTGGCGTTCATCATGGAACAGAAGGGGGCGATGGGCGACCTGGCGTTTGCTCAAGAATACCTGTGCAAAGTGATGGACGACGATTCGGCAGCTTATCCCAGAGCGCATACGAGAAAGAACCTTGATTTGAACGTGGGTTTTGCCTTCTCGAAGGATTATGCGGGTCGTTATGTGATTGGCTTTGATCCAGCTCACGGATTGGGACAGGACTATTCGGTTGCCGTGGCTATGCGACAGGACGAACAGGGATATTTGCACGTTGTCAATGTCTGGAGAAGAAATGATTTCCCTCCGACCAAGCAAGCAGAGAAGCTGGTCGAATGGTGCAAAATGTACGGAAATGCGACGTTATCTGCGGAAAGTTCGGGTTTTCAGCAGCTTTACGAGTCTTTGATTTCCCAGATGGGGGCAGTCGTTGATTATCGTCCGAGCAAGGTCAGCAATAAGGCGTTGAAGCAAGCGTTGTTGAATCGGTTGAGGGTCTGGTTCGAGCAGGGCAAAGTGGTGTTCCCGTATGGAAACCATGAGACCAGGCGGGTCATTGACGTGATGTTGGACGAGCTGGAATGTCATGTCTGGAAGGGCGGCGATATTGTCGATCTGGGGAAGCATAACGACACGACGATGGCTCTTGCTCATGCGGTTGATTGCTTCGCTCACAGGGACGGCGGAGCTGCACCTGTGGCCGTTGGGAAGGCAAAGGGTAGCGGTTGGTCGAAAGGTGGGAAGGAGAAGTCAAGTGGACGACCGAGGCCTGGAAAATACGTGGGGCTTTGGTGATGTCGAGATATGCAAAGCACATTTTGAACATTCTCGAAGAGGATGGAGGATGGCTTGAGGCGACGAGGATCAGGGACAGGCTGGAGGACAGGATAAAGAGGGTTCCGAGCATTCGAGAGGTCAATGCTTTTCTGCGGAAGCAAAAGCGTTTTTTGGATTGGAGATTGCCCGACGCTGGAAAAACGCAAATAAAACAGTTTAAGATAAAAAACGCCCCCGAAAAAAAATTGCCCGAAAAAAAATTATCAAACGATTTTTGCGAGGGTGAGCGATAAGCTGCTGCGCTTTTTCATCGGTTTTTGGCGGCCCTGGTCATGTGGCGGTTCGAGGTATATAAGCATAACGCCTATTTGCATCATGCCTGTTTAGCACTATGCTTATATATGATGACTTGGCGGCGCGCCGAGCTCGGAGCTTTTTGGGTCGGGCCAG